CGCACTTCCACACCAACGATCGCGAACCGATGCTCCAACTCGGGGCGGAACACATCAACTATTTCAGCCCGACGAGTCTTCGCCGGATGATGGCGCGACTCGGCTACGAGTGCGTGAAATGCGAGAGCCGGTTCGACACGCTGGCCGTCCTGTCGTCGGTATGGAAACTGCGGGCCAAGTCGGACGACGCGAAGTACGTCGCCAAGTATATCGACGACTGCGCGGCGGTGTTCGCTCGGCACAACGCCACGATGAAGAACATCCACGGGCGCGTGTACGCCTGGGGTGCGGGCGGGCATACGCAACGGATGTTGCAATGGAGCGAGATGGGGAAGCTGGACATCCTCGCGTTCATCGAGACGAACGCCGACTATCACGGCGGGATGTTGGCCGGGAGGCCGATCATCGGACCCGGAGAGATTTATGATAAACGGATTCCCATCATCGTGTCCAGCCTGATGTACCAGGATTCGATAGTGGCCCAGATCGAGGACATGGGACTCGAGAATCCGGTCATAACCTTGTATCAAATGAATAATTTATAGGAGTCCAATATGGCAATAGGATGGTTCGTTGACCTGGCCGAAGCGAACACATATTTTACAAACGAAAGGTTGGAGACGGAGGCGTGGGACGACCTCACCCCCGCCGCGACGATGAAGCCCAAGGTCATCACCAACGCCTACAACCGACTCTACTACGACATCCGGTGGACGTTGCCAACCTATGCCGCCGCCACCGCTGCGGAACGCGAGATTCTGAAGCGGGCGAATGGCGAGATGGCCTATTACCTCGCCGTTCACTTGGAGGACGAGGATCGGCGCAAGGGACTCCAGGCACAAGCCACCATCGAGGCAGGTGTCGTCAAGGAGAAGTACGACGCGGCACGACTCGACGAGGCGCCCGTCCCCGCGGTGGTCATCGCGATGCTCGCGCCGTGGCTCACGCTGTTGGATCATTTCGGTGCGGTAGACCTGTGCCGCGATGAGGAAGAATCGGTCAATACGAAGGTGTGTGATTTTTAACTAGTCAAGGACATGAATGATATCCAACGGCTCGAGAGAATCTACGGAGCGGCGGGGAGAGAACTGCGCCGTATCCTGTCGCTCGAGCCGGGGGTCGCGCGCGTGCGGGCAAGGGAGATCGTCAAAGTGCTGAACATGGCCGTCGACAAGTGGGCGAACGACGCCATCCCGCGCGCGTATGCGAAGGGCGCACGACGGACGCGCACGTCGCTCGAGATCCTTGGCCGGAAACGCAGGCACCCGCCCATCGAGGACAGGCCACGCCGACTCATCGACGATTTGATGCTCCTCCTCATCCGGGCGAATAACTCCATCCCCACAACGGTTGACAGATACCTCGCGGCCGTGGCGGTGGCGGAGCGGACGGTGGGCGCGGCGCGTGTGCGGGAGTTCAGCTTCAGTCAGGCCGAGGGCGACATCGGACGGCTTGCGGCAGAGGCGGAACTCAAGGAGAAAAGCCGGGGTTGGCTATCGCAACAGGTGAAGGTCTTCCTGCGCACGCTCATCGAGGACGACGAGTTCATTGAGATAAACGGGCGCATGTACCGGATGAACAAGTACGCCGAACTCGTGGCGCGGACGACCATGCGGGAGTCGCAGACAGCGGCGACGCTCGACCTGTGCAACCAGTACGAGAACGACCTCGTCGTTATCTCCGACCACGGAACCGACTGCGAGGAGTGCGAGGAGTTCGAGGGGAACACCTACTCCATCAGCGGGACGAGTACGGAATACCCGATGCTCGAAGATGAGCCGCCGTTTCATCCGAACTGCAAGCACGTCCTCTTGGCGACGAGCGAGGAGGGGATCGCCCTGGAGCGGGAACGCGGGGAGTCGGACCTGGCCAAGCAAATCCGCGAGGGCCAGGAAGCCGTCGAGTGGAGGAACGTCCGATGAGTCTTGTGAATGCGTACTGCGTCGATGAAGTCACCATCCTCAAATACATGGGGAACGACACCTGGGGCGAGCCGTTGAGCGGCGAGGTCATCACGATCAAGGGATACGTCGAATGGAAGACGCGACTCATCCGCGACCAGAAGGGCGAGGAGGTTGTGTCGTCGATAATGATCTATCTCCCGAAGCGCAAACTCTTGAACGCACTCGGGCGGAGGTTGCTCCTTGAGGACAGGATAATCGTTGACCAGGGCGGAGTCGAGATATACAGCGGCATGCCGGACGCGAGCGAAGACCGGGCCATCGTCGACATCCGGCAACCAAAAGACTTCTCGCATTCACATTACGAAATCTATCTGGCTTAGTCACACATGAGCATGACGGTTGATTTCAGCGACTTCGAGAAGGGGTTGAAGAAACTCGTCAAGGAGTCGGAGCCGCGCGAGACCGCCAAGGGTCTGTTCAAGGCTGGGAGCCAACTCATAAAAGACGCCATCAACATGAAGCCCTATGTCCCCTTCGATGAGGGTCATCTGCGCGGCGCAGGCCGGACGGACCCGGCAGAGGTCACGACTGGCGGCGCCGAGGTGACGGTCGGGTTCAACAAGGAATACGCGGCTCGTTGGCATGAACTCACCCCCGCGGAGGACATCCGAATCAACTGGTCGCTCTCAGGCTCCGGCCGCAAGTATCTGGAATCGAAGATGAGCATGTTCAAAAACGATTACATGAAGATCGTCGCCGACCATCTCGCCAAGGTTCTCGGAGGCCCCAATGTTTAAGGAAATCGTGACGCTCATCTCCGACCTGACGGGCTTCACCGTCGGCGCGAAACTCCAGGCCGGCCATTGGCTCCAGGACAAGCCCGTCCGTTGCGTCCTCGTGCAGGAGTCGGGCGGCGTTCCGTACTTCTACCCGAACACCGACATGGTCGATATGGCCATCCAGATCCTCTGCCGGGCGGCGACGTACTGGGAGGCCCGCGACGACGCCTGGGCCGTCTACGATGTCGTCCACGGGACGAGCGCATGGAACATGCCGCGCCTCGTCGGGGTGGGCGATGATTATCTCGTCTCGACGGTCAACGCTCTTTACGCACCGCAATACCTCGGCGAGGACGATAACCGCCGACATCTTTTTTCTACGAACTATGTCTTTCGCGTCCAAGAAGGCTCATGCCCCGAAGGGTCGGGGTCAGCATGAGCTATCTCTATATTTTATAGGAGGGCAAAATGCCCGTATCACCCATGTTGGACAAGGGTCCCGCCGAAATCGTTTGGGGTTATGGCGAGTCGGACAGCGCCTATCTCGGTCACACCCTGGGCGACATCAAGGTGGTCATGGAGACCAACTCCTCGGACATCAACGAGGACCAGGCCGGAACCGCCGCCGTCGATGCCGTGCTGACCGGCTCCACGTTCACGATCGAGGTCCCGCTGACCCGGCTGAGCGTGGCCGAACTCGCGCGCGTGTTGAACACCGTGGCGAGCGGATGCGTCATCCCGATCGAGAACCAGATCGGCTGCTCGCTCTACAACCTGGCGAAGGAACTGGTCATCAAGCCGCTCTGCGGGAACGTCATCTCGACGAACCCCTGCGAATGGATTCACCTCTACAAGACCTATCCCATCGCCGGGTTGGACCTGACCTACAACCTGGACACGCAGCGGATCTTCCCGGTCAAGTTCAAAGTGTTCGTCTCTCAGGAGAGCGGGTACGAAGGACTGTTCGGCACCATCGGGATGGACAGCGGCGCGAGCGAACTCTAAGGACGATGGTGTTATGCCAGTCGTTCTGAAACTCGACACGAAACCTACGCTGTTCGAGCCGATCGAGGTCGAGATCGACGGCGTGCTCTTGCGCGTGCGAGAGATCACGCTCGGGATGTTGGAGCGTATCCAAGCGCTTCAGATGGACGCCGCGGCCGGGTCCGCGACGGCTATCCGCGAGAACCTCGAGGCGTTACTCGAGGGCGAGGTCGCCGTGTTGCAGAAACTTCCTCTCACGAAGTTGGCGCAGTTGATCACGGTCGTCGTCGAGCGGTCGATCAAGCCGGGGACAGAAGAAAAAAACGGGTCCGGGCCAGGGGCCGAATCGTTGCCCTCGTAGCCGGGGAATTCCCTGGCCTGTTCACGTTCCGGGAGTTCCTGGCGATGGACGTCAGGGACTTGTTCTTCTGGGCTGCGGAAGCGAATCGGAAGGGGCTAGTCCGTAGAACGGAGGCGGCCAATGCGGCACTATTACCGCATCAGGAAACGAAGGACGTCCGACAGTACATGGATTCGCTTCGGGCCGAGATGATGGAACTTGAACACGAGGGCGAGGTGGAGAAGTTAGACCGCGAGAACGAGAAGCGGATCGCGGAGGCGCGGGTCAAGATGGACGCGAAGCGGGCGAGGCTGAAGGCGGCGCGGGAGGCCGGCGAGCCGGTCGTGCGTAGGCGACCCCGAAAATCGTCAAAGGCAAAGGTGATACGATGAATACAGGCGGAGCGTTCGTCGCGGGGTCGATTGTCGGGAAACTCCTGCTTGACAAGTCCGGCTGGAACACGGCCATCAAATCAGTCGACAAGGATACCGCGGAACTCATCAAACAGGCGGAGAAGGTAAGCGCGGCCCATCAGAAAGTCGGACTTATGTTCACCGGCGTCGGCCTCGCCGTCGTGGGATCGCTCACGGCGATGGTCAAGAAGACGGCCGACTTCGGCGACAAGCTCTTCGACCTTAGCCAGATAACCGGGATATCGGCGGCCACGTTGTCGTCGTTCAAGCTCGCCGCCGACAAGAGCGGGACATCGCTCGAAGGAATAGCTCTCGGATTGCGGTTCCTCGGCAGAAACATGGCGGCGGCGGTCGCTGGCACCGGGGCGGCCAAGGACGCGTTCAAGGCGTTGGGTATTGCCGTCGCCGATTCGGCCGGAAAACTCCGTCCGATGGACGAGGTGATGATGGAGGTGGCCGACAGGTTCGCCTCTATGGAAAATGGTGCAGAAAAGACGGCGCTTGCCATTAAGTTGTTTGGCAGGAGTGGGTCCGAACTCATCCCGTTCTTGAATCTCGGGCGGGCGGGATTGGCGGAGTTGAGGAAAGAGGCGGAACGTCTTGGCATCGTCATGTCGGACACGGATGCCGCAGCCAGCGATAAATTCAAAGATGCCCTCGTTTCCCTGGAGGCTTCTGTCAAGGGCGTCGGGATGACAATAGGCAAGACATTAATTCCGATAGCTCAACAGTTGGCCGACATGTTCACGCGAGTCATATCTGGCGTTAACGAAACCATGAACAAGAATGGTCCGCTCACACAACAACTCGCAGAGATGGCCGGAGTTTTTGGAGTAGTCGCCATCGCGGCGGGCGGATTCCATCTCGCACTTTCTATCGGGATCAGGACGATGGCCACTACGGCGGCCGCATTACAAACTACCGTTGGGGCCTTGACCATCACCACGGCTGCATGGACGGCTCTCGCGTCGGCTGTCGTATTCTACATCCTGAAACTTCAGGAACTTGAGACGGCCAAGGCTGACTTGAATCGGGCCGATGAGGCATTCTGGGAGATGCAGGGACGGATCATCACGAAACTCCAGGACGTTGCGACCGTGGCCGGGATACACCACGACGCGATGGCTGAACTTTACAATAGCTATGGCGCCGGAAACGTTGCGTTAGCCGAGCAGGCCATCCGCATGGGTGAGTGGGAATCGAAGTTCCCCGGCATCACGGCGGCGCTTGAACAGGTCGCGGCAAAATCCAAGGCGGCCTATGATGCGCTCCATCCTCTCGCTATCGCCGTCCACGGGCTGACCGTAGAGCAGGAAGCACTATTGACTTCCCTGAATGCTACGTTTGGAAGCGATGTCCGTAAGGAAATAGCGGAAACGGAGGCGACTCTCGCCGCTTACAAGAAAACCAACGATGCAACACCAGCGGGGGTGAAGGCCCTCGAAGATCGCATTGAGGCGCTCCGCGCGTCCCTCGAGAAAATCAACCCCACGTTTCAGACGTTAGAAGAAAGACTTGAGACGGTCAACGATGACGTGCGGATGTTCCGCATGTTCGGGGTCGATGCGGCGAATTCCGTGAACAACTCCTTCGGGACTCTCGGCGACGTAGTCGGAGGGACGCTCGGGGATATCATCAATTCCGCGGATGCCATAGACCCAGACATGTTCAAGGGCATCGGAACGGCGGTGACCGATATCTACAATACCGTCAAGAAGGAGGCCATCGACCCTCTGGCGAAGGCGTTCGATGGCCTCTACAACGACATTGCCACGGGATTCGCCAACGCCATCGAGGGCCTGTTCTCCGGCCTGTCGAAGGCCGAGAAGAAGAGGAAGGCTGACCTCCAGGCCGAACTGAGGGAACTAGACAAGGCGTATGCCCGAGGCGAGATAAGCCTAGAGGAGTACACGGCCAAGTATAAGGAAACGCATGACGAGATGATGGCGATAACGGGCGGGTTCTCCAAGTTCTTCTCGAGCATCTGGGGGACGATCAAACAGGCGTTCTTCCGCGTCATTGGCGAGATGGTCGCGGGGTTCATCATCAATTTCGTGAAGAAGATCATCGTCCAGTTAGGCATCGTTAAGGCATTTATGTCCGCACTTGGAATCGGCGGTAGTGGACGACTCGGAAATGCGGCGGTTTCGGCGGCGGGTGGCGCGATTGGCGAGACGATGGCATCGGGTGCCGCCGCGGCCGGGGCAACGGCCGGGACGTCGATAGTTTCAGCTTGGGTATTGCCCGTTGCATTCGCGGCCGTTTGGTTGGGGATGTTGTTCGGGCGCCTCTTTGGGAAATCGGCCGCCGATAAATGGAAAGAGGCCTTCGATGCCAAGATGAAGGCGAAATATGGGGCGGATTGGTCGATTCCGCCGACGGTCATCTCTCGCGGCAGTTTATCAAAACCGGCTACTCCTTCTCCACCCAACGCTGACCTACCCGGATCGGTTATCCCTTATTCCGAATGGGCGGCCGGATTCGAGGGCATCATCTCGAAACCGACACATGCGCTCATCGGCGAGGCGGGGCCGGAATATGTTTCCATCCAACCACTCAATGCGGCAACGATGCCGAGATTCAATTCTGCTCCGGCTATGTCGATGGCGTCCTCCGGCGGGGTCAAATCTGGCGGGGACATCAACGTCACGCTTAATGTCTCTACCCTTGATGGCGAGAGTGTCGTCTCCGTCGTCAGGAACAAGGTCATTCCGGTGTTGCGCGAGGCGGCACGTCGTCGCGAGTTCTGGATTCCGCTCGGTAGCGCGGGAGGTGTTTAATGGCGCACATAAGATTCCTCTGGGACAATCTCATAGACGACCCGCTTGCCGCGCTGGTCGCGTCCTCCGAAAATGCCGAATTCCCGGTCGAGAACATCCAACACGAACTTTTCCTGAAACATTGGAGGTCGGAATCCGGCAACCCCGACACGGAGATTTGCGTCGATCTCTCGAGCCTCCCCGTGTCCGGCAGGGACGTTCGCGCGTGGGTCATAAAGAATCACAACCTAGATGCCGCGGATTGTGAGGTTCAGGCGTCGAATACCGATGATCTGTGCGGGAGTGGAAGCGGATTCGGTAGTGGGGCATGGAGCGGAAGCGGATACGGGAGCGGACACGGACACCCGGAATGGGATTCCGATTGTCCCGAGGACGATCCTGTCGCCGGATTCTTCGCCACCCCACAGAATTTCAACTATTGGAAGTTCGTCCTGTATGGCGCGGGCGTAGATACATACGACAAGATAGGGCGGATTTTCCTGGGCGATTACTTCGAGCCGAGCTATGATACGACAATTCCCCCAGAGGTGACAGAGGCGGACGACTCAGAGATCCTGCCGTCACGGCAAGGCCAGGAATATGTGAACATCGTAACCCAGTACGAAATCGTAACTTATGTCTGGAAGGCGTTGCCCGCATCGGACATCGCTACGATGAAAGAGATATTCCAGTCGGTCGGGCGACACGAGTCCTTCTTCATCCACGAGTCCGATGTTGGCACATCCTGTCTTTCGCCCGCCTGTTCCATAACGAGATATGTCAAGAACATTGAATCGTGGATATTTGAGCCGGTCATTCACGGGTGGGGATCTGTAATCGTGCGCGTGAAGACGGAGAGATGAGATGTCCCTTACCGACCAGTTGAAGAGGGCGGCGAAGGAACTGGCCTGGCTTCTAGAGATCGAGATCGCAATGAGGATAGATGATTTGACTTGGGCGCAGGTGCCGGCAACGGATACTTGGTATATAACGATTCCGTTGGTCGAGGGAAGGCCGAGCCGGGTCAGGGAGATATATCGAGTGTTTGCGTCCGGGAGTGGCTTGCCGGCGGAACACGAGGTCACGGAATATGCGGAGGAGGCGACGCTGGCGGGATGCAACGGGAATGCCGGGTCGTGGTATTTCGAGAACGGAATACTTTACGTTCACACGACTATGGATGAGGCCCCGGATTCCGGCGATTTCT